GATAACGTCTTGCGCGGCGACCACATAAAGGAAACAACATGACAGACGATAACATTAAACAAAAAGTCCTAGCCCTATTGAATGAGGTGCAAGCTGAACGCGGACGCCATCTCTACAGAAGTATTGACCGTGAATGCTCCATAGTAGAAACACTATACCGCGCCATTAAACAGCGTGAGGCTTACGAGCAAAAGGTGAGCGATGTGATACTAAAGTTTGCCCAAAACTGGTCTTACGAAAATTTTTTCGAACTTAAACAATTCATCATCCCCAAGCCCAAGCCTGACCCGCTGGTGGAGGTGATGCGCGAGGCAACGGCAAAATCATCCATTTGTGAAAACGATTTTGCAGCCAACATCCGCGCCGCACTGGAAGCCCGTGGGCTGGAGATAAGGGAGAAGGGGCAATGAAGGTGCTTGCTACATACGTTACTTTTTGCCTTGCAGTGATAGCTTTATGTCACGGGGTTTCTGCTTTCGTTTCTTGGGAGTGGTCTTGGGTTTGGGAATGGAAACCAGAAAGCCGAATTATGGTTATCGTGATAATGGCATTATTTGTTAGTTTTCGGTATATTAATAAAAGGTAGTTTCTTAACACACGCGACCCGATACGTTAACAAAATGGGAATTTCTTAACATGACCAAAGACACAGCACCCGAGTGGCAGTCAGGATATGACGCTGGCATCGAAGCCGCAGCCAAGGCGCTAGAAGCCGACGCCATTAAATGCGACTGCGCGGCGCGTGAGGAAGGCGAGTGCGGCTGTGGTGCATGGTGTGAATGGAAAAGCATTACATCAGCACGGGCGGTTGAGATTGTCCGTGCATTGCAAGAGCAAAGCAAATGCAAGTGATTGTCTATAGACTGACGCCATCCGGCGCTAAAGAATTACACACATTCAATATCGACCCGTCACAAACTACCTACGTGATACCAGAGAAGAGCGAACTTGGCTTTAGCTTTGTGGTTGATGATGATAACAAGGAGCAAAGCAAATGATCCGCCGCCTCATCGATTGGATTATAGCCCGCTTAGCTCAAGGTAATAAGGAATGGGATCAATGATTAAGGAGCGTATTGAGGCGCTTCGCAAGCGCGAAGAGATTTGTTGGGGTATGTCTGAGGTTTTTCTCCATGCCAAGGACGCTCACGGCCTGCATGACATGGGCGTTGAGATCCAAGGCATCCAGTGGGCCATCCGTGAACTCGAACATCTGCTGCGCCAGTAAAGCAAACATATGGTTCAGCTTAGAGACTACCAAGAATCAGCCGTTCAGGCTGTGCGTGACAGCTTTCGCGCTGGGCACAAGAAAACCCTGCTCGTTTCCCCTACGGGATCGGGCAAGACGGTTATCTTCAGCTACATCGCGGCAGGCATGGCGAACAACAACAAGCGCATCTTAATCGTGGCGCATAGGCGTGAGCTGCTCAAGCAAATCAGTGGCGCACTGAAGAAGGTGGGCGTGTCGCACGCTGTTCTGTCTGGTGGGACGCCGGGCATTCCCATGGCTAATGTGGTGGTGGCATCCGTGTTCACGTTGGTGCGGCGCATGAAGGCGATGAAGCCGTTCGACCTAATCATTGGCGACGAGGCGCATCACTTCACCCCTGATAGCAGTTGGGGCAAGGTCGTGGCTGGCTTTCCCTCTGCCCGCGTGCTGGGCGTTACGGCTACGCCTGAGCGCCTTGATGGCAAGGGCATGGGGCAGATGTTCGATGACATGGTAATGGGGCCTACAGTCGCTGAGCTGACCGCTCAGGGCTTCTTATCCGATGCTGTGGTCTATGCACCAAGCGCACCGGATCTGGGCTCTGTTGGCACGCGCATGGGTGATTACGTGTCTAAGCATCTGGAAGACGCGATGGACAAGCCAGTCATCACTGGTAGCGCGGTTAAGCACTATGGTAAGTATGCCGATGGTAAGAAGGCAATTGCATTCTGCGTCAGTGTCAAGCACGCCAAGGATGTAGCTGAGGACTTCCGCAACGCCGGCTATGCAGCCAGCCACATTGATGGTGGCATGGATGATACTGAACGGGATAGCGTTCTGAAAGCGTTCGAGGAAGATAGGGTTCAGATCCTAACCAGCTGCGATCTGGTGAGTGAGGGCTTCGATCTCCCGTCTGTCGAGGTTGCGATCCTGCTGCGCCCGACGAAATCATTGGGCCTGTTCCTGCAGCAATGCGGTCGAGCTATTCGCCCACACCCTGACAAGGAGAGGACAATTATCCTTGACCATGCAGGCAACACCGCCCGTCATGGGTTCATTGACGATGAGCGGGACTGGAGCCTTGCCGATGGATTCGTTGCGAACCGTGGTATAAACGGCGAGAAGGTTGCCTCTGTGCGGACATGCACCGCCTGCTTCGCGGTTCACAAGCCCACCCCCACATGCCCTATGTGCGGTCACGTTTACCCTGTCATGGCTAGAAAAGTGAAGCATGTAGATGGCGATCTGGTTGAGACGCGCCGTGATGGTGAGGCAGAAGCCAAAACCGTTGAAGATATGATGCAAAAAAAGTTTCGTGTTCTTACTAGCGTTGCCCGTAAGCGAGGCTATAATAACCCGACGCAGTGGGCATTCAATGTTATCTGCGGGCAAGAGGCATCGCGCCTTGCCAAGAAGGTTGGTATGAGAGATGCACAGACAACCAATGGTTTGACGGAAGAAGAGAGGGCTTCGATATGGAAAATGACGGCGGGGAAGGCCAAAAGTTCCGTTCGGTAATAGTTCCGATCTCCCTTATCCATGCGCTGACATTTGAAATGCTGCACGTTATTGATGAGTGGCATGAGGCCAGAGGCATCATTGAATTGGATGGCAACAAGTGCTTTGTTGCGATGATGGCTTCCGTTGAGGCTGCGATGGAGACGCTCCACAATGAATCTGGAAAAGCTACAATCCAATGAGAGAGGCTGTAATCCAGCAGGACATCCGTCTTGCGCTGGGCCAGAGGCAGGACATCATGATGTTCCGCATCAACGTGGGTAAGTTCCGACCGCTCGATGGTGGAGCCCGCGTCATTCAGTCTGCCCCTGAAGGGACGCCTGATTTGCTTGGCGTTATAACGCCGGGCCGAGCGTTCGCCATTGAGGTTAAGACCGAGAAGGGTAAGCAGCGACTGGCTCAAGCAGCGTGGCAGAGTGCGTGGGAAAAGCGCGGCGGCATATATATTTTAGCCCGATCTGTAGAAGATGTTTACAAAGGGCTTGACATAACTCCGTAGACATCTGTATGCCATGTGTAGGCCGACTAGATACGGCCACAACCGGAGAATAAAAATGGCTGAAGAATTAGAGTTTACGCTCGAATACTGGCGCGACCGTGCCAATTTTTTTGAGTCAATCCTCGAGAACATGAGGTCGCAGAGGCTTGAGCTGCAACATTACACCATTACACGACTGGAGAGTGAAAACTCAGATTTGAGGGGCGCTCTGGCCACGTTGGCTGATACTATCGCGGTGCAACTGAGACACCGACATGATGATATTATCCCGAAAGATAGCGATGCAGATTTATATGTTAAAGCGTATCAATCGCGACAGATTAGACTTGATACGCTGTATCTTTCAACTCGCCTTACTTACTGCCTTAAAAATCAAAACTTAGAGACGTTGGGGGAGCTATGCAAATACACAGAGGCCGACGTGCTGCGCATCCCTAACCTTGGCCGCCACTCGCTGAAGGAACTTAAGAATGTCCTACACAGCCACGGCCTATCATTAAACTCAAACATCGGAGGAGAATAAAAATGGCTATTATACAAGTGCGTGACCAGAAGCACTGGCACGAGTTGCGTTCCCAACACATTGGTGGGAGCGATATTGCTGCGTTGTTTGGGCTATCGCCCTATTCAAGTCGCTGGCAATTGTGGATGGAGAAGGCTGGTAAGCTGCCGCCGGAGGACATCTCAGATAACAAGGCTGTGCAAGCTGGGACATTCCTTGAGAGTGGCATTGCAAACTGGGCTGCGCACCGCTGGTCTATGGATCTGACGAAGGTCAATGACTATTACACGGTCGATGACTGCCCCGGCATGGGTGCGTCGTTCGATTACAGGACAAGCGGTGGTGCGCCTGTGGAGATCAAGTGGTCTGCGCGTGGCTATGGCTGGCACTACAATGGCGAAGAGATCGATGAAGCGCCTGAGAACTATCTGCTGCAGGTGCAACACCAGCTGGCCTGCACGACATCGGATCACGCATGGCTTGTTGCCCTGATCGATGACGAGCCGCGCCGTATGAAGGTTCCTCGCAACGATAACATCATTGATGCAATCAAACATGAGATCACGTTGTTCTGGCAGTCGATTGCTGATGGCAAAGAGCCGCAGCCAGACTACGCGACGGATGTTGCTGCGATTACGAAGCTGATGGGCGCGCTTCCCAAGAGTGATGTTGTCCTCGATGACGCAGACGCGCTGCTCTTCTTGGACTATAAGACTGCCAAGCAAGACGAGAAGAACGCAACTGCTCGTGCCGATGAAGCCAAGGCCATGATCTTGATGAAGGCGCGTGCTAAGCTGGAGCTTATGAACACATCGCAGGACAAGGCTTCCGTCAAGTGCGGCGAACATAAGATGTCAATCAGCAATGTCGCCAGCAATCCCGGCAAGGAAATCACGGCTGATATGGTCGGCACTATTACCGGCAAGCGTTCTGCTTACACTAATGTAAGGATAACCTGATGAAGGACATTGTTATGATGAGGATTAGCAGGGATCTGCTGGCAAGGCTGCGTGATGTTGCAGCCAAGCATCCGTTGAAGCCCACGCTTCGAGCTACTGTCGAGCGTGCCATTGAATTAATGATTGATGATTTGGAAGAGGAATTGAAAAATGCAAAGTAAAGAGATTGTTCCTGCCAAGCCGATGGATCGGTTTAAGCAAGAGCTGGTTGCACGCGAGGGCCACCTTCGCAGCCTCCTGCCACAGACCATGACGGTCGATAAGTTTCAAGCTATCGTAGTGGCTGCTGTCGCTGATAACATGGACTTGCTGGACTGTGACCGTGGTTCACTGCTGAAGGCGTGCCTGAACGCTGCAGAGCTGGGCCTGTCGCTCAATAAGAACATGGGTGAAGCTGACATCCTGAAGGTCTGGGATGGCCGCATGAAGAAGAACGTCGCCCAGTTCCGTCCCCGCTACAAAGGACTAATGAAGCTGGCCTTGCAGGCAGGTGAAGTTCTGAAGATCGAGAGCCGTCTGGTATACGAAAAAGATGTGTTCGAGGTCGAAGAAGGCATCGAGCCGCGCATCATTCACAAGCATGGGCTGTCGGATCGTGGCGACATGATTGGTGCATACTGTGTATGGAAGCTGAAGAACGGCGAGACGCAGTTCGAGATCATGAGCAAGGAAGAGATCCTTTCGATCCGCAATCGCTCATCGTCCAAGACTAAGGACGGCGTAGTCGTCGGCCCGTGGAAGACGGACGAAGCTGAGATGTGGCGCAAGACTGTCGTGCGCAGGGCCAGCAAGTATATGCCGCTGTCCACTGAGGCGCAGCGCGCAGTGATGGTTGATAACCAAGCCGAAGGTATCATCGAGGCCGACGAATACAGCGGTGACGAAATAGACATTACAGACTTCAACGACATTCCTGTGGCAGCAGCTCAGGTGCAGACCCTTGAAGAAAAGATTGTCGCCAAGGCTGCGCCTAAGACGCCGCTGCACATCGATATACTGGAGGCAGGTGACGATGAAGAGGGTATGACGGATTGGGATGGGTGGGCGAACACAGCATGTGAGCTTGTCGCCAGCCTGTCCCCAGAAGAGCGCGAAGCGTGGCGTAAATTGCACGAAGCTATGCTTGAAGAAGCCGAACTGATGGCCCCACGCAATACCACCAAGTTAATGAAATTTTTTAAGTAGGAGAAAGTAAATGGGTAAAAAGTATGATCTCGTCGTTAAGGTTGGCGAATACACAGATGGCCAAGGCCAGACCAAAGGCCGCTTCAAGAATGTTGGCGTCATGATGGATGGGGATAAAGGCCCTTACATCCTGCTCGACCGCACGTTTAACCCAGCTGGCGTCGGTGGTAACGAAGGCCGTGAGAGTATCATCGTATCGCTCTATGAGCCGAAGGACGGTGGCGGGCAGCAGCAGGGCTCAGCGGCTAAGTCAGGTGGCTACAAGGCGGATGATCTCGACGGCGACGACGTTCCGTTTTAATTATTCAGGGAAGGCGGCTTACTCGTCGCCTTCCTCTTCCTCTGGGATGAGATCGTTCTCGTCATCATCGACCAATATTGTCCGGTAAGCCTCTAAGTAGGCCTCGCGCTTCAGCTTACCAACCCTATCCAATTTCATACCCGGATACAACTCAGACATCACGGCATTCTTTAACGTCTGCTCTGTCGGTGGCTTAACAGCGCCGTCGAAATTCCCCGCATTAATTTCTTTTTCATACTTGTCGGATACAATCTGAATCTCTTTGTCAAATTCAGCGTTAATCTTTGCGGCCTTGGCATTGTCTCCAGCATTCTCAGCTTTGATGGCATCCGCAAGCAGCTTGCCAAGGCGCAGCGTATTGTTTCGCTCTGCGTTCCGCGTTGATTCTGCGATTAGTTTCCCGGCCTGCCTTGCCTGCATTTCGCGTGCGATACCAGCTGACTGGAAACCGCCGCCGCGTGGAAGTTGCTCAGTGATGAAGTCCATTTCTTCCGCTGGCTTTATGAGCGTGCCATAGCGTGTACGATATCCTTCCAGCGGGTACTGCACGAAGCCTTTCAGAAGATCCGTCGGCCCCTTACCAATGAATGGGGATACAAGCGCCACATTAGCTGCTACAGGCTGCACACCAGAGGCGCGACGGCTCAGGTATTCTTGAAACTTAGAAACAGTCGTTGATATGGCTGGAGCAATGGCAATGCCATTTTCAAATTCAGGCACGAGTGATGTAAAGCCCACACGCTCACCGAAGTTTACTTTAAGGATTTCCCTTGAAGGACCGCGCAGAAGCATCTCCGCATCCCGTCGGCCTTCTTCGCCATTACCAAACATCTCAGCCAGCATCAGTTGCGCCTCAGTGCGGAAGTCTTTCTTGGCTCCCGGGGTACTCATGTTATAAATCCACTGGAAGATATTGATTGCATCATCGCCAAACGGAATTGCATACAGCAGACCAGAGACAGTCCACATTATCATCAAGGTAAATATGGCGGCAACCTTGCCACGCGGACCTTGAGAGCGCAGATTTTCAGCCAACAGGAACATAATCTGCAAAGGGTATTGGGAAAACTGCAGGATTACGCCGCCAGCCCCACGCATAATAGGCGGCTTCTCAATCTGACCACCCATAAACGTCGCTGTCTCGACCATAAATTCAGCAACGTCGTAGGGGTTGGAGCCTTCCTTAATAATGATCTTAGCACGCTCGTTGTTCTTGTAGGCTTCCTTCCAATTCTTCAGAGCCTTTGGATCTTTAGCGTAACGATATGACACAATAAACGCAGCGGCTTTGTTCATCTCTTCAGTGACCGAGATGACGCTGGCTCCGTATTGGAAATAACGCTTGGCTGTTTTCTTAAGTCCAGAGCCTTTGTCGCTCATCGCGCCATAGCTATCAACGCCCATAAGCTCCGGGTTCATCTGGGCCCGAACAGTCCCGCGCTTATTTGCAAGGACAAGAGCCTCGCGCTCTTCATCCGTCAGGCCCGGTATCGCATATGGATCGACGTGCATTCCATAGCCAACCTTGCCACGGAATCCAGCCATAACCTGAACTGCCATTTTGTAAGTATCGAGGCCCGCAGAGCCCTTCATAATCGTCATCTGCTGAGCAGTGACTGTCCAGACAGACATAGCGTTTACAGCTGAGGATGCAGTGCTTGCCCACATGGAATTGAAGAAGCCAACCGTTTTAAGCGCACGCCATATGTACCCCTCAGGGGTGTCTACGTACTGGTCCCAATTCTTGGCATATTCCCGTTCAGCTTTATTAACATTACGCTGCAGGTCGTCATACGCCTCTGCATATTCCTTGCGATACATCCGGTGCGCAACCGTTGTCGCTACAATCCTATTGTAATCGAGCAGCCGGTCAGTGAAGTTTGTATCATACCCCGGAATTTCGCGGGCTTCCTTCATGAATCCAGCCGCAAGGTCTTTCATCAGAACAGAGCGTATACTCTTGGGTAGGTCTGAGATAAGCCCCTTGGTAATCATTATAGCGTTATCGCCAGTCATACCACCCATCGTTTGTTCAGAGAACATCCCACCCATTGAACGGTCGAAGTAATCCTTGATAATGCCACCGGATTTAGCGTCCATCAGGCTTAATAGCTTGTCGAGGCTGGGAAGATCTTCAATAGTCAGCCGGTCATTCTTATTAGGAATGTCGCGTGAGTCTGTGATTACCCTGTAACCCGCGCTCTCTGGATACTTTGCCTTGATCTCGGCAATTATTTTTTTGCTAGGATCAGGAATTGTTGCCGCAATCCCCTTGCCGACCAGATCTCGCAGCCACTGCAGACTGTCGATCATGAAGAAGGCTCCGCTCTCTATCGTCCCATCAGGGCCATAAACAATAACTTTCGTATCACCGGAGCGCATGAATGGGATGTACGATATGAGGCGCTGTGCCTCGATGGCATCAAACAGGCGCAGAAGATCGTCGCGGAAGCTATCGTCCTCAACCCCTTCTTCTATAGCCTTGCGGCTGTACTCGCCATCATAGCCAAGGACAGACAGCTGCGACTTCGCATTCAAGGTATAGCGGCTGTCCAAATAATCCCGCGTCTCATGGAGCAATCGCGTTTCATTCGCATCCAGCTTCAGCTTTTGTCCCGGCTTCGATAGCTCTGGGATAAAGAGTCGCTCAGTGCCATCCGCGCCTTGTCTCCGGATTTCACTAGTCACGATGGAAAAATTGCGACCAGTGTCGCTCACAGAAATCCTAGATAGGCGAAGGTATTCAAGAACCGCATTAATCCTACCCTTGGATTCCTGCGGCAGCTCGTTCATTTCATGCAGCATATCCTCATAGTCAGACATGAGAAGACTGGTCATCTTAACTTTGTCGTTCGTCGCCTTGTGCATGCGCGCAAAGTACTTGCTCTTCCGGGCAACGGCAGTCGCCGGGCGAACATATGACACGATGGATGCAATGTTCTCCATTGGATCAAAAGACTTTGGCGGCACTGGTGGATTGTTCAGAGCGACTTCTGCCAGATCAAGGGCGCAATTAGATCCTATCATCAGTCACACCCTCTGTTTTTGCTCTGCACGTCAGCGGCCTCTTCATTGCTCTTATCGTCTGGTTTCTGCGCCTTTGCAACCGCATTCCGCATCTGGTCAGGCGTGCCGTTGGTAAGTGCCATCATTATAGCAGCGCTCTCCTCACGATAGAGCTTGTCCCACTTCTTAAACGCTTCATCATAGACTTTTTCAAGCTGATCGTACTCTTTTTCATACGCCTTCCGTTCCTTTGTCCGGCGATCCTTGTAAGCCCGGTCATCGTCAAAGGCTTTATCCAAAGCCTGACGGGCCACCCTCATTTCACGCTCAGCCTTTTGGACTTCAGTCTCTAGCTTGTTTTCGTTAGCAGGCTTTAATGAAGCGCCAGCAATGGCCTTGAGGTCAGCGATCTTAATTTCAAGGTCATCGATCCTATCATCAAACCCAGCTGGTGCATTGTCTGCAATGTCATCCAGACTATTGAGGGCATTGTCCAGAGCGCTAACAATCTTCCGCTGCATCTGCGGAACGACAAATGCCTCATCTTTCATCGCTTTTTCTAGGTCATTGAGAATAGTCTCCAGCTCGTTGAGCTTTTTCTCAGCGCGCTTCTCATCAAGAGGCGTGATGTCACTAAAATCTCCGGGCTTCTCTTCAAGCATCTGGTCCGAAACAAACTTGCCGTCACCCTTCGCCAAGCTATCCAACGCCTTAATGATTGGCGCGTTTGAATCCAGCTTAAAGAGACCCTTGATCTTTATCGAAAGCTCACGCAGCCAGTTACGCAGGCGACCGAGCAACGAACCCTGCACCTCATAGCGGCCCCGCATAATTTCAGTGGCGTTGACAGCCCAGAACTCTGATGGGTTTACATATTGATAAAGCCTGCCATCAACGTCGCCATCCGAAATTAAATTAGTTGCGAATTTGAAAGCCTCACTAGGGCTTAAATCTTCACCATTTAAATTGACCTTCTCTTGGTTATGGAATGCACGGATAGCCTTGAAGAACATGGTGTCCTTTTCGTTCTTGCCCTCATAAGGAAGGCGCTCAACTCTATCCAGATCCTTTGCCCAAGCCCGCTTGATTGCCATGCGAATATCCTGCGGCATCATACGCTCAAGGTGGTGCATGATTTCATGAACTGCCGTGTCGTCGTTGGTGTGGCCTTTTACCAAATACATGACGCGAGGTAGAACTTTGTAAAATCCTGAAGACCCACCCTTCTCAGACGGTTTGTTTACAGAAATCCCAAGGTCACCAAGCAGGTGTTCATTGCGCCGAATAAACCATTCAGCAAAATCAACTTCCTCTGCAGATAGATTGCCCAAGCGCTTTTGCTTGAGCAATTCCTCCCGGATTCTGTCAGGGCCACGGACCTTCAGCTTTCCAAGATCTTCCCAGCGCTTCCAGTTTTTTGCGTCTTCAATAAAGTCAGAGTAAGACGCTACCTCATAGGCAAATTCTTTGGCATCTATCTTACCGCTGGCCCACAGCTTCTTGAGCTTAGTAACGCCACGGGACAACGACGGAACCCTCCCGCCTTCGTCAAGAATTTCCCTTCGACGCTTGGGCGAGATCGGCTGGATGCTGGCATACAAATCAGACTGCGGAGCGCCCTCACCTTTATCGATCCGCCTCCAGATGTCCCGAGCAGATGGCGTCTCTGACATTCCAAGCATGTCGGGTTCGGCCTGCTGAACAGCGGCAACTTCCGTATATGCCTTTAGCTTTTCAGAAATAGCTTTGCGGCTGAGGATACGGGAAACGTCATCGTTATGGAAGGCGAGAAGGATCTCCCTCACAAACGGATCCATCGGCTCAACCATGTCAGGGCTGCGCAGTTCGAATGCAACGCTGTTCCCGCTGGCCTTGATGTCCGATGCAGTGCCAATCGTTTCCATCAGCTTATTGGTGATGTTGTATTTCTTATCAATCTCACCAGCTTCGATGGCCTGCTGAAACTGAATCCAATCCTTCGACACATCGACCAGAGAGTTGGTCAGCGTCTTGGTGTCATCGTCGTTGCGCTCCATCGCCTTGCTGATAAATATCTTAGACGCCCGGTCAGTGCCACCATAAGCCTTGTATAGAAGCGCATTCTCAATCCGCTTTAGACCTTGGGCGCTAATCTTGCCCTTGTCATCCATAGCGTTTTTGCGACCTTGCGAACTCATCTCAGCAAGGAATGCCGAAACAAATGCGTCGTTCTTTACCGCGCCAAGGTCGCCACCCTTGAACTTTGAAAACACTCCGGGAGTAAGAATGTCTCTTGCGTCTTGCGCGGCCAGTTCAGGCGGGGATAAGGCAGCAATATCTGGTTCGTTCGAGGCGGTAACAAACTTGCGCTCATCAGCATCTGACATAAGTCGGCGCACCAGAACCGGACGCTCTATGCCCTCGATGTCATAACCTTGTTCACGTAGGAGCTGGTGATAGTCCTCAACCTTGTCTGGATGAAAGCCGTATATTTCTTGAAGGACAAGCGTGCGGCCATTGCCGCTAAGAATGATATTGTCTTTGTTGATAATCGGTGCGCCGCGATCTGTGTATCTGTCTTCGCCAAAACCCTCTGGATCAAAATTGTTAACAGTATCGGTAACGAACGCATCGCTTGCTGGCCTGCTGCGGTCGCGGTTCTGAAGTTCATCTTCAGCAAACTTGATGTTGTCCAGATCCTGTAGCTCATACTGCACATCGAACTTCTGGCGATTTACCGGGATGGTGACGCGGGCAGCCTTGCCGACGGCGCGTGGCGCAGCTGGTGGGGCGACTGGAGCGGCCACGGGCACTACAGCATCCTCAAGAAATGCCTCAGAGAAATTGTCCGTAGATTGCCTGCCGTCTTCACCCGTCAGGTTAGAAGCAAATGCGTTGATCTTCCCTTCATTAAGTGACCTTGCACGACCTTCGCCTTCTCCAAAGATATGGACTGGGACAGGCTCATCCCCATTCTTTTCCTGAATAACCATCATCCGATGGCGACCGTCGTGGCCTTTGATCTTGCCTGTCTTAAAATCCAATGACAGGAATGGCGAACCAACGCCCCTGCCTTCATCAATAGAATCTCGAATAAAATTAAGGCTGGATTGCTTTGGTTTGTCAATATCAGCAGCTAATTCAAGGAACTTTGATGGACGCATCATGGCTGTGAAGCCGCGATATTTTACATTCTGATTTAGCGGAACCTGACCAACGCCCTTTTCTTGGTCAAAGATTACGTTGCCAACCTTAGATTGTTTCTGCGTATTCTTTGGTGATGGAGCTTTAATCTCAGGCGCAATTGTTGGTTCTTGTACAGGTTCTTGTACAGGTTCAGGACGCGGCCCGTACAAACTCTCCATCCGAACTTCAGCGTCACGACGATAGGATGCCTTGGTAGGCACACCTCTGCCCACACCCCAGTCAGATCCCAGCGCCCATGACACATCTGGAAAGTCCTGTCCCACAAACGCTTTTTCAAAATTATCCCACACAGCAGCAGGCTCACGCTTATCTGGGCGGTATGGCGCAATTGCAACCTTCTCAGGAGCTTCCTCTGGCCCCGTCTTAAAGAGCGCATTATCAAAAGCCATCCCAGCCTGAAGCATGTCAAACCTTGATACGCTTATGCCGCCGCGCTCAGCAGCAATCTTTCGGGCATCATCTTCGACCTGCTTCATCTGGCTAGGCGTGCGGGTAGCTGCATACTCCTGCATGTAGGGAGCGACATCTTCGTCAATCGGCAGAACAGCGGGTGCGGCAGCCACGACAGGAGCAGGAGGCGGGGGCGGTGGCGGCGGCGGAGGCGGAGGCGGAGGCGGAGCAACCACATCATCCAGCCCCTCAGTAATATCCATGCCAAAGGCCATGCCGCCTAAGCCGCTCTCAGGCTCAGCAACGCCAGCCTTGATAGCAGCCTGAACCTGACTTGGATCTTCAGAGAATACTACACCATCAGCATCCGCGAGGACAACGCCGCCATCTTCGTCAAAGCCCTCGAATGTATAGTCCCGTGGCCCGGATGGTTCCTGAAGTGTGACCTTGCCACCGACCGGGCCGAGAGCCTTGGTGAGAGCGCCCATGTCAGCAGGCGGAGGTGGCGGTGGCGTAGGTGCGCGAGGGGCTCGTGGAGCGCCGGAAGTTGGAGCGCCTCCTCCCCCTGTGTCTCTTCCAGAAAAAGCACCCTGAAGGCCGCCGATAGGAGCTGCGATTGTCGCGCCGCCGATTGCGCCCAGAAGGCCAGAGGACAGAACGTCTTCTCCGATAGGCGTTTCCGCTGCGGTTCCGAGCTTAGCGACGTTCGTTGCCAGCGTAGCGCCACCTTCTTCAACAAACTCCTGCGGAGCCTCGCCGATAGCTGCCCGACCAGCCGAGCGGAGAATACCGTCCCGCGCTGGTTGACCGGCGAACACCCGTTGTTCAAGTCCGGGCATTTTGGCAGCAGCGCCAGATACGGCAGCAGCTCCAGCAAACGCTATCTTGAATGCGCGGTCGGCCTCTTCTGGGCTGCCACCTTTGGCGATTACATCTTCATAGGCTTGATTGCCTGCACTGGCTGCATTTATTGCGCCGCCAGTACCAACAACTCCTCGTCTAACTGCCTTGTTGAGAGCCTCTTCGGAAACTTCAGCTCCTAGACGTGGCAGTATCGCCCGGCCTCCAACCTGCGCAATTTTACCAGCGCCAAGCGGAATAAGAGAGGCAGGCACCTGACTAGCAATAAACTCAGCAGCACCTCGCGGCGTCCCAAACGGTGCACTAGCCTTTGCTAGTTCACGAGCAGCGCGCTCTGGAGTTTGAGGAAGTAAGTTACGCGCCAAGGTGCTAATGCCGTAATCTAGTAACGTAGGATTCGGACTTGGCGTTGCAAGTGATTTACTAATTCTGTAAAAAATCTCAGACCCAATACCCGGCGTTGCATTGGCCACTTCGGCCTCTTGCCTAAGGCGATCCTCGACACTTGCTTCGGGTAGCTCAGCAACAGCTCTCTTTGTGATCCCCTGACCAGTGCTGCGCGCCGAAGCCCCAGCACTCTCAACAGCTCGTCTTAGAATGTTGTCGCTAGGCTTTGGAGATACTCCCTGCAATAGACTGGTGGAGCTAATAAATGGAGAGCGGGAAAAAACCTCCAATGCCCTGCCGCCAAGTGTAGCGATGTCGCCAGTTGCGGCCTTCAGCGTCGGGATAACCCCGCTGAGGAACGACTCCTCCTCCTTTTTCTTCTTCGGCTTCGGCTTTGCAAACGGATCGAAGTCAACGGGCCTTACCTTGACCCCGCCAGAAGGCGCTGCCGGAGCGAACGGATCAAAATTTACTGGCTTATAAGTGGGCATTGCTCACCCTTTATTTAACGACTTCAAGATACTTACCCGGTCTGTTGGGGTCTGGAATGAACCATCCTTTTTGAGTAGGCGACCATCTTGCGCCTTTTACAGGAGGATTGCCCCCGGCAGCAGCGGCAGCCGGAGCAGCAGGAGCTGCGCCACCAATGCCAAGTAGACGACCATATGCCGCAAGCTGCGCTTTAGCCGCAGGCAACGCAGCTAGAGCAGCAGCCCTTGCTTCCGGAGTAGAGCCGAATCGATCAGCCGCAATCTTGGTAAGAAGATTAACGCCGTCTGAAAGCTCAGAGTAAACGGTAGCGCTTGGCTTCACGGCATCAGCTAATGCTGCGCTGCCAGCACCGGGGTTTCTTTCAGCCCAAGCCTGAGCATTCCTAAGAGTTATTTCAGCCTCACCTTTTCGCACCTCAATTCGAGCCAATTGATCTGCGTACTTAGCTGTAGTCTCAAGCGCTGTTGTCTCTGCCTCAGCAGCCCTTTGCTTGAATGGGGCCATAGCAGCAGCAGCAGCACCTTCTCGCGACATATTCGCAAGTCTTGTTTGCTGCTCAGTCATATCGCCGCCAGCTTTTTGAATGGCTATTGCCTCATCACGAGCCTTCATAACTGCATCAATACTCTGCAGAGCATACGCATCACGCTTCTCCTCGATGCCACGAAGAGATGCCTCACGCGCATCACGAGCGCCTGAGTAGCTTTGGTTGCCAGCCTGCAACCCACGAGTGAGGGCAGAAGTAAAGCTCTCACCGGGTCTTGCAGATACTAGTGCAGCGCCGCCCGCAATCAGTGCGTCAAACGGAGCGCGCTTACGTGCCTGCTCAACCAATTGTTCTTCACGGCCAAGACGCTTGGTCTGACGCTCCAATATAGCTGCGCGTTCAGGATCGGCAACAGCAGCTTCTTCAGCTGCGACCAAATTCGACAGCTCATTAACTTCTCTAGAGAGTATATCTAAATCAAAAGCCAGTTTAGTTGGAGTTTCACCACTGGCTGGTACACTCGCCTTTAATTGAGCAAGCTCAGCTTGTTTCTGTTGGAGCCTTGTCCTGTAGCGAGATGGAGCAACCTTTGCCGGAGCTTCAGCAGCAGCCAGAGCCGAAGCCACGGGGCTTGCCGCACGCACAGGGGCCGCAGGAGCCACCTCAGGCGCGGGCGCTCCAGCGCCTCCACGTATTTCGTCAACAAGAGCCTGTCGATTTGCGTTAGCAGTATCTCTCTCACCAACAGTCGGCTTACGGTCACGAACTTCCTGCGCCCGCCGAAAGGCATCAGCGCCCGGAACTATCTGAGCAGTCGGTTTTGCAGCCTGAAACCGAGCAGCCATCATAGGCGCTGGAGATGACGGGGTTAGCGTCTTGGGTGGGAACAGATTCGCAAGCGCGCCACCGCCAGCACCCGGAGCGCCCATTCCTTCAGTCGCCATAACCTGCGCGACCAGATCTTCAATAGCCATGTTCCGCAGCTCAGGCTTCAAAGACCGCAACTGCAGCGCTTTCATTCGTGCTTGCTGTGGTGTTATAGCCATCTTATTTATCCTTCAACCAACCAAGTCCGTGCATCGGGTGCTTGATGTTACGCTTGCCATCGGCGGTAATTGGGCCGCCGTCTTTCTTCTTGACGAAGATGTTACCGAGAGTACCAATGCCAGTGGCAATAGCACCGATAGTCTGTGCGGATTTATTTACACCGGGCTCCTGCTTATAAACAGTGCCGGAACCGCTTGCGCTTGGCGTGCCAACAAACTCTGAAAAACGGCGCGCTTGATTGTAATCATAATCGCGCTGCCCTTCAAAATCCTCCCGCAGCAAATCAAGCGATCTCTGCTGCATTCCGCGCTGTTGCGAACCAGCAGCCTCAAGCGCAGCAGCATCCGTACCAGCCAAGCTCTGAACGTCACGACCAAGACTCTGCGCCCGTTCAGCTGCAGTAAGGTAGCGACCAGCCTCAGTGTTGAACTGACCCATCCCGCTCTCATAACCTTTTTGAAGGGCCTCATTCTGGGCCGAGAGCGCCGCAGCGTTGGCATCGCGAACAGCACGAGCTGTAAACTCACTGCTCCGGCTACCACCAAACGTACCGCCACCAACAAACGTGCGGTTTACCTGAGGCAGAAGGTTCTCATACAGGTTGCGGCCAGCTGCAGCACCAATCCCAGAAACCACGTTCTGGGTGTATGGGTTCATAAACCTAGACGCAACGCCCGGATCAGTAAATGACTGCGTGCCGCCTGTAATGTATTGGCCAGCAGCCTGCGTGTACGGCTGATAGTTCCCGACGTTCTGGGAAACCATATTGAAAGCCTGCTGCTCTTGCGGAGCAAAACTAGCAATGCGAGGGCCGGCAGTGTAAGGCTGATAGCCACCGCTCGTGGCCTCATAGCCCCTTTCGATGCTCTTGGTATAGGCATCAACAAGCCATTGTGGTAGCTTGGTTTCCGTGACGGTTTGTGTGACAGCCATTATACCATTCCTCCAACAGCTTTAAGCATTGTATCTATACCCTTCTGGGGTTTTGCAATCTTTTTTACATCTTTACGTCCAGCCTGACGACGCACCATTTGGCGCATCTTGTCAAGACGGCGTACACCTTCATCATTTGATCCATCGCCAAGATCAGAAACATCCTGTGCGCTCCAGACATATTCACCATCGGAAAGATACGCAGGGATCTTATCTTCCTGACCACTGCCAATTCCCTTTACCTTTCCGGGGCCATGATGACCACCGTTCTTATGATACTCGACAAGATGCTTTACCATATCATCTTCAACTTCGCCACCTTCAGCAAAAAGATTACTTGGAGGGAGATACATTGCCGGGCCAGCAGGTTCGTTCTCAATAGGCGTGGTGATCGGCGGAGGTGCAGACTTCAATAATTCTTCTCCAGTTATAGGATTTTTTGTGAAGAACAGATACTCTGTCTCTTGATCTCCGCCCATCCGGCCATATGTCTCTGGCGTATAAGGATAGCGACCTCCAGCTCCACCAATGCCGCCAGCAGGAATAGTTGGCCTCAAGGTGCTTTTCGTGAAGTCTATCTTACTGGTGTCTGGGGGTAGCGTCCCGCCACCACCGCCTCCACCACCGCCTCCGATTATTGGAAGAACGGTAGTCGCAACGTCAAGCACATCTTTCGCCTTATCCAGTACTGAGTCTTTATCTGTTAAAGCAGGGTCTGGCTTCAAATCTAACGGACCAAGGGTATCTGTGACTGATCCAGTGCCAATTCCGGGGTCTGGCGTAAATGCTATAGGCTCTTCTTTTTTAGGCGTTGTCTCAGGTTGTGGTTTGCTAACAACAATATCACCAGTAACAGGATCAATGAAACCGGGCGTGCCGATGCCAGTAACCTCAGGCTCTTCTGGAGGCGGCGGCTCAACCTTAGTACCTGTAACAACGATAGGCGCTATAGCTCCGCCGATACCAGCAACCTCTGGAGTAGGAGCGGGTTCTTTCGCAGGCGGCGGCTCAACCTTAGTACCTGTAACAACGATAGGCGCTATAGCTCCACCAATACCAGCAACCTCTGGAGTAGAAGCAGGAACAGGAGTGGGAACAACAGTAGTCTCTGGTGTGGCCGTAACAACGATTTCTTCTTTCGGTTCTTCAACACGGGCCTTTTCTTCAGCAATTCTTTCTCTAAGCTCAGGCGAATCAACGAAATTACCAACTCCCGTGAAGCCACCAGCAATGCCAGCCGCTGTTTCCACAATTGGGTTTGCTCCAGTCAGAACAGTTGTGACTGGGTTTGCTGTGACAACAATAGTCGGATCCGCCGCCGTCACCGCTGCCCGATCAACATTATCAAGAAGAGCTTTTGTCTCAGGGCTTGGCTGGTAATCAGGCACAACCTGCTGAATCGAATCAACAATTGAAGACCCAACGGTTGAACTAATAACTCCTGAAATTGTTGAGGCAGCCAGCTCTTCCAAAGCTTTTTCTGCCGCTCTGGACGCTGCGCTAACAATGATATCGCCAGTAGCTGCATCAATAGTACCCTGACCTCCGAAACCGCTTATTAAGTTTCCTACCTGAGATTCAAAACCAAGGTCCTTGAGAACGCCACCAACAGCCTTTGAAACTTCACCTCCAACTTCTGTACCTGTCAAAGCACCAGCCGTTAAACCAGTGACGCCCGCTCTAATTAATGTCTCCTCAATCGAACGTCCCTGAACGGCGCTCGAAACGGCAGAGCCAAGTGCAGCAGCGCCAGCAGTAGCAAGAGGGCCTACTGGGCCGAGGACAGCTGTCGCAATTATTGGATACGCAATATCTGATACGTTGACGCCAGCCGCGCTT